TCATGAAAATTGTATGTTTTATGACACCCATTAAATATAAGGGCGATAAAAATGAACAAAGGTATGAAGTACTTTACAGAAGGTCTGTTAGCAGCTTTTGTATTAGCACCTCGTGTCCCAGTACATGCTGTTGAGCCTGCAAAAATGGAAGATCCGCGTCCAGTAGGTAACGCAGCAAAACATTGGGAAGCAGTTGGCAAAAATATGTCAAGAGCAACTAATAGAATTGCATGTGACCTACGCAGCAAGCAACCAGAACTTAACTCATTATAAATAACTAATTAATGTCTCAACATCGTCGAACTAAACGTGGCATCGCAACAAAAAATGGCAATGATGTATCTGTTGCTGTTGAAGAGGCGGAGAGCTACTCACCATACCCGCCTCCTGACTTGGTTAAGGCATTTGAAGAAATCCAACCTGGTCTAGCTAGTCGTTTAATGCAGATTGTTGAGAACGAACAAACGATGAGCCATGAAGTGGCCCGTCATCAAATGGCAGAGAATAAGCGCATCAACACTGCAAATATTGAGAATCAAAAACATAATTCTCAATTATTCCTTCTAGGTTTAATATTTGGTGTATTGATAGGGATAGGAATTCTATGCGTAGCAGTTTATGCGCTTTATGCAGGGTATCCTTGGGTTGCAACAGCAGCCTTCTCAACATTAGCAGCTATTTTAGTAATCCTAGTGCTTCGTAAAGTACCTGCATCTAATAGTGAACCGTCAAATAAGCCAACCACTCAAAAATAGTTGTTAAAATTCAAAGAACCGCTAGAGATAGCGGTTTTTTATTGCTTCCTAAATAGCCAATTGTTAAAAAGGGCATTGTTATTACAACAACACCCAATAATGAATTAATAAGCTAAATACCATTCAATGTCATGCGGTGATTTATTTCCTACATGCTCTAAAGTAAGACCATACCCAATTGCTTTACGATTTAAAGCATTAGCATGACAAACCGCTTCAGACGCCAAGCCGCACAAACGACCTGCATAGTTACTTTGAATAGCTGTTAAAGCTGGATAGATTTCATTCTTAATGAACTTGCCAAGAATTGGAACATACCACATCAAGAATTGAACATCCTTATCTCGCAATACAGTATGAATGTGTGGTTCAGTATCTTTGTACTTCTCAGCTCTGCTGTACATAGCGATCAAGTGGTGAACATATTCAACTGCCACAGGAATTGCATCATATGGAATTTCATCAATATGTTGAACATTGAAACGTTGGTGAACCAATTTATAAGCATCGCTGTAATTCAAGTGTTTTGTTTTAGACACAAGCAGATTTACAGCACTTGTTAAAGGTTCACGTTCAGATTTATGGGTTTTTGCAACTGGAGCACCAATTTCTTTATCAAGAACATCCAGTACCCATTTGCGGAATTGCGCTGCAACTGATGTGCGAGCAAAGAAGGTGATTAAGTGACATCCTCTAGAGTTAAAAACACGGTTCTCCATTACTACAGAGCCAGTTTTTCTAACGACACTCATTTTGAGGGTCGTTGTCATTTCAGGTGTAAACTCATGTTTATTTCGCTCGTAGATTTGAGTAACTGCATCAGATTTTGCATAACCTAGAGCTTTTGCAAGCTCACTTGCTGTTAACCAAATTTGGTTGTTGTGTTGTACAGGAGAAAAGTTCACTTCGTTAAAAGTTAATGCTAAACTTGTCATGTTGATTTTCCTTTGCTTGGAATGATACATAACCCCTTGTTTGGTGTGAGAGTCGGCAAGGGGTTCCTTTTTTGCCTTAAGCATTGGCTTCTGAAGCTTTCTTTAGCTGCTTGATGGCGTGGTTAATAACGTAGTTAGCTGGGCGCTCATATTTTTTGCCCTCATTTTTAATCCATTCCAACAACTCTGGATCAATTCGCAAGTTGAATTGAACTTTATTGCGGGAACTGGTTTTTGGCTTAGACAGTGCCTCCAAGATGATTTCTCCTTAATGGTAGCCGATGGGTGTGTTTGGATAATAGTATCCACTGGCTATTATTGTCAATATGTATTGGCTACTATTATTATGTTTTTTATTTGTAGTATGGCTGATGAGTAGTGGTCATTTGAATGCGCAATATAATTTGCGTTGGCCTGAAGGATTGAAGGAAAAGGTTGCTCAATCCGCGAAAGAACATAACCGCTCAATGAATGCGGACATAGTTGCGCGCCTTGAGCAAAGTTTTGAGGCTAAAAAAGTAAATAAATCCGACCTAACCACCGAGGAACTTATGGAAGAGCTTTCAAGCAGGTTGGAAAAATTTAAGATTACTATTGAGAAGTAGGTAAAGGGGATATTGCGTGTATGAACTTCACCCCGAAGTGCAAGCACAGTTAATTGTTAAATCAGTTGATGCGCATTTTGTTATTGCTTTCCCGAAATCAAAGTCACAGAATTTTCAGGCTGCATTAAGTTTGGCAAAACTTGCAGACACATTTGAAGAAATCAAAGATGGTAAATCAATATATTACCTTTCTTCATTTGAGATAAACCTAAAGAATGTTAGCTTAATAAAAGCAATTATGGATTTAGCTCTATTCTGGAAAGGTGTTCATATTTTTCTTAATGGGCAGCCAGTTAATAGAACAAGACTACTTTCAGAAATGCTTGGTTGTTTTAGGGATTCATTTCGGGCTACTGACAAGAAAGCTTATTGTTTTCAAGTTGTAGAGGATGTTGGTGAACCACAAAATACAGGCCCTTTAGTATTTGAACTCAACCTTGTCAAAAGAGAAGATGAATTTATACCAAGAGCTGAGAAAAAAGAGGCAACAAAGTGGATACACCCTTGTAAACTTCTTGCCAATTCTCATAGATACTTAAGCAAGGATCACCCAGCCTCACTTCAATCCCAACTTCAAGCACAGGCGGTTAAGTTTAACTGTGATATTTGCCCGAATTTCAATGCTGATAATTTAATGAAATTGGATGATTTTTCTTAATTTAAAATACTTCTTAGTTTATTAAGGTTTAAAGATGAAAAACTTTATTTTGGTGATGCTTACTCTTTTACCTTTTAATACGTTTGCACAGGATATTTATGCTCATAAAAGCAAAGATGGGTCAACAATACTTTCTACAAAAGAGGACAATTCTTCAGATTATGAAGAAGTAAAAAAAATACATATTGATAACTCGGACATAACTAATTGGAAAGTGAGTTGTAGTAAAGACCGTTTTAATGGAACTAAATCTTGCAGTCTAAATAAACCATTCAGAGATTTAATGGTCACTATAATTAATGGCAGCTATGGTGTTTATGTAGGGAGAGATCATTTCCCTCGTTCGACCAGCGCTGTAAAGGTTGACAACAATCCTGCAATATATGGTTATGAAGGAGTATCTAAGACCCCCTTGCAAGTAATTGAACAAATGAAGAGGGGTAAAGTTGCCTATACAAGATATAAAGAATGGCCCTATGAATACAACATAGATAGTGAAGTTGAGCTAGATGGATTTAATGATAAGTTCAACGAAATGCTGCTGAAATACAAAGAACTGTAACCTTAAAAAATACATACAACCGCCAAACATCGGCGGTTTTTTATTGCCTAGAGGAAAGCAAAATGGCACAAGAATCACGTCTCGTCATTGTAATTGATGCTAAAAATGCAGAACGTAATGCACGTAATCTAGGCAGTGAATTAGATAGCATTGAACGTAAAGGCGACTTTGCAACTAAGTCAATGGATGGGTTGTCAGTAGCCACACGTGAACTTGCTGGCTATATGGCTGGACTAGTTACCATCGGTGCTGCTGTTGCTAAGATGGATGCTTATACAGGCATTCAAAACCAATTGAAGTTGGTAACTGAAGGGCAGAATCAACTCAATACAGCAATGGATAATACTTTTGAAATTGCTCAACGTTCGCGCTCATCTTGGGAATCTACTGCAACGGTCTATCAGAAGCTTGCAATGAATGCTAAAGATGTTGGTTTAGCGCAAGAAGATATTGGGCGTCTAACAGAAACAATCTCTAAAGGTATTGCATTATCAGGGGCGACAGCAGCTCAAGCAGATGCAGCTATTATGCAGTTAGGGCAAGCTCTTGGAAGTGGGGCATTGCGTGGAGATGAGTTTAACTCAGTCATGGAAAATGGCTATGGATTAATGCAGTTGTTGGCCAAGGGTATGAATGTGCCTATCGGACAACTTAAATCTATGGCAGAAAATGGCGAATTAACCTCCGAGAAAGTAACCAAAGCATTACTAAGCATGTCTGAAGAGGCTGATAAGCAATTTAGCAAGACTGATGCAACAATTGGGCAGTCCCTAGGGTTATTAAGTAATAGTTTAACGCAGTTTATTGGTGAAGCAGGGAGCAGCTCGGGAGCAGCTCAAGTACTTTCAGGTTCAATCGAAGTACTTGCCAACAACTTTGAATTATTGGCAGATGGTGCTGTCGTTTTGGGTATTGGTGCAATTACTAAAGCGATAATCTCTAAAACAGTTGCAGTTCAAGCTGATCTTGTTGCTTCTGCTGCTCAAAAGGCTGCTGACCAAGCACAGAAAAAAGATGCACTCATTCTCACAACTTTAAAAGTAAATGAGGCTAAAGCCCATCTTGCCAATGTTCAGGCTACAAATGCCGAGACACAAGCTAAGTTTGGTGCAACAGCAGCAAATGCACGCTACAAACTTGCATCTGATGCGGTGACCAAGGCGGTATTAGCCCAAACTGCTGCCCAAAATGCGCTAAATACAGCAACAAGTGTGGGTTCTAAAGTTTTTGGGTTAGTAGGTGGCTGGACTGGAGTTTTGACGTTAGGGGTAATGGGTTTAGCAGCGGCATACTCGTACTTTAGCAATAAATCAGAAGAGGCAAATAAAAAGCTGGCAGAACAAGCAAAAGTTGCTGAAAAAGCTGATGAGGAATTAAAAAAATTATCGGGTAATGACAAGATTAGTGCAGTGAATGACTTAACCACAGCCTTTAACTCGCAAAACGATGCATTAGGAAAATCCAAAGAATCAGTTGATGCTGTACTGTTTGCTATTCGCGCGGTTTCAGTTGAGAACGAGAAGGCTCGAAAAGTTACTGAAGATGCTCGAAACGGCACTATTAGTTATTCAGAAGCAATTAAGCGCCTAAATCAAATGGACATTCCGACTGATTTATACGACATGCTTAAAAAACAAGTAATTCAGTATGATGAGAACGCTTCTAAAGCTGGTTTGTCCGCAGAAAAGCTCAAGGTTTTAGGCCATGAAACTAAACTTGCTGGCAATGCTGCTCAAAATGCTGCTAACCAAAATAATATTCATGCTAATAGTTTTGATAATGTTGCAGGCGCAGCAAATAATGCAAGCAATGCTTTAAGCAAGTACATGCAAAATCTGAAAAAAAACGTAATGCAGACACAAACCACAAACAAGCTAATTGCAAAGGGTTGGGATGTTGAGCGAGCTAAAGCAGCTTCGGCTGCATTTTATGAAAATGGTGAAAACATTTCTAAGGAAGATCTTCAGATAATTGACCTGAATATTGCCGAAAACAAAAAGCTTCAAGCAAGTGAGGAGGCGGTAGCACAGGCAAAACGGGATAGTGCATCTGCATCACGCAGGGCTTCTGCAGAGTCACGTAAAGCGAATCGAGAAGCTACCAAAGAGGCAAATGAAGCCAAAAGGTTGTATGAGGAGCAAGCTAGATTAAGAGATCAATTTGCAGATAGTTATGCCCCTAAATTGACGCAAATTGAAAATGATTTACAACGCGAATTGTCTGAAATTCGCAAGGCAAACTTTGGTGTTGAAGAGAAGGACTATATAGCAAAGGCTACTGCTCGTGCTGAATTAAATAAAGAATTGTATTTGCGTGAATTAACATATGAGATCAATCAATTTCATTGGAGTGAAGAGCAGAAGCTCAAATTCTCATATGAAACTAAGCAAATGCAACTTAAAGAAGGGACAGAGTTAACTGATGATCTAAAGCAAATTCGTCTTGATGCCCTTAAGCAAGAGTACGACCAAGAACTTGGATTTATTCAACTAGCTCAAGAACAACGCCTATTTCAGGTAGAGCAATCATACTTGCATGAAGTTGATGCAATGAAAAAGCGTTATGAACTAGAGCGGGAGGAAATAGCGAAAACCGTTCGTGATCCAGTGAAACGAAGTGCTCTTTTGAATGCATCAGCACGTGCAGAAGATAATGATTACGAAACAAAGCGTAGAGGGGCTTGGAATAATTATCGCCAAACTACTGCTGATATGTCTGGTACTGGTGAGTATTTGCAACTTGATATGCAAAATGAATCTCAGCGCAATGCTGTTGCAGAGGCCAGAAAATATAATTTGATCACTGAGGAGGAAAGCAAGAGTGATCTACTTAAAATTGAAGAAGATTATCAGCGTAAAAAGCTCGATTTAAATATGTCCTATGGTCAGCAAATTGCAGGATCAGCAGCAGATACAATGAAAACCATTATGGGTGAAAATTCCAAAGCCTATAAAATCATGTTCGCTGCTGAAAAGGCGTTTGCAATTGCTCGTTCAGTAATGGCTATTCAAACAGGTATTGCTGAAGCTGCTGCAAATCCGTTCCCTTATAATCTTGTTGCGATGGCAAGTGTTGCTGCTGAAACTGCAAGCATCGTCGGAAACATTCAATCTGTAGCTGGCATATTCCACGGTGGTAAAGACTATGTTCCTAAAGAGGCGACTTACCTTCTAGATAAGGGTGAACGTGTTGTTTCACCACGCCAAAACCAAGACTTAACAAGCTTCTTGGCTTCTCAGCGTGAAATGAACCAATTCCAAGCAATCAACTCTAATCCATCTAATGGTGGTAGCCAAGTTAACATCCAAATCATCAATCGTGTTCAGGGTGTTGAACTTATTGAAAGTAAAGGCGCTGATGGTTCAGTAACGATTGAAGTTGTTCGTGCAGAGGCTCAGAAAGCAGTTAAACAGGGTTTTGCCAATTTGGGTAATCCAAATTCATTTGAATCTAAGCAGATTACAAGGAATACGACTGCGAAACCAAGTAGATAATATTTTTAAATTAAAGAAAAGCTACCTACGGGTGGCTTTTCCTTTATCCAAAACAAAACCCCGAGAGTTCACAGCTCTTGGGGTTTTTGTTTCTAACCCACAAACCAGACTTGAGGATCAGAACATAGATGAATTTTAACCTAAATGTACAGGTTGATAAAGCGATGAATAAACTTTCAGACAGTAAAGTATTAAGGGTATGGACATACATCATGGTACTTGCAGTTTTACTTGGAATATTAATCTGGCAAGCAGCCCCAATCCTTACGGCAATTTCTAAATTAATTGAGGTGTTGAAATGAGAGCTTGGCGCTTTATTGCAATTCTTATCACTTTGATTATATGTACATATATTTGGAAAATGTAATGAAACTAAATATTTAAACCGACCCATAAAGAGGTCGGTTTTTTTATGTCTAAATTTTAGGGAAGGCAAATATGAGAAAGCTATTCTTATCGCCCAATGAGCTGGACTACAACCCAACCTTGGGTGATGGGGTGTTAACTCAACAACTCACTGCTGGAATGCCACGGCAAAGACGAAATTTTATTGGGGCAACGCATGGAGTAACTTTAAGTTGGTCTTTAAATATCGACGAAATGGAACTTTTGTTAGCATTTTACTTTGCAAACCAGTATGACCCTCAGCCTTTCTTAATGGATCTGATTTTCGATTACACCAGTCTAAAAGAATATCAAGTGGCGTTTATTGGCTCTTTAAAATGGAGTAAAGAGGGTAATCTTTGGCGGGCAAACATTGATGCTGTTGCAAAGCCTTCTCCACGTAGCCCAGATGATGATGACAAAGTTATTGAAGCTTGGAGACTTGGACTAATTCAGGCATCTCCATCACTAGAAAAGCTCGCAAACAAAGCTGCAGCAGACGCTCTGGAGCCATTCCTATGAGTGATATTACTGAATTTCATTTGGATTCTAGCCCATCAGTTGTTTTGCTTGAATGTATTGAAGTTAAGCATAGCTTGTGGCCAAACCCGCTTCGATATGTGACAAACCATGCAAATGGTATAACAGTTACTCATGAAGATTCGACCCAAGCTGTTTATGAGTACATGCCCCTAGCTATACAGAAAGGGAAAACCTCTGATGATCTGGACCAATCTATCAACATAACGATAGGGGAATTGGGGCAGATAGTACCGCAACTAATCAAGATCATTCTTGATGCGAACAGCGAAGAGAAGCCACAAGTAATTTATCGGTCTTATTTGTCGAGTGATTTAACTGCTCCTGTTGATGTTATTTATGGACTAGAAGTTGAAACAATGAATCAGGACTACCAAGCCTGTACTTTTGAAGCTGCTGCCCAAAGATTAAATAGCGTTGGAACTGGACGTATTTATACGACTGATATGTTCCCAAGTTTAAAAGGGTTCTTCTAATGAAAAGTATTGATAGTTTGCTAGATCGACACTATGACCCACAAAACTATCATTGTGTTCATTTTTTGCTTGAAGCGGCCCATTTTATTTTTGACAAGGATTACTCCAATTCTTTTATTGGTTTGACTGGATCGCTGCACGAGACATTAAAAACATCACGCAATACTGTAATTCAGAACAGGCGAATTGATCACCCAATTGACGGCTCCATCGTCCTGATGACAAATCACAATCAAAGCTCCCATGTGGGGCTTTTTTATTGTGGGCGTGTTTTGCACCTCACTGAGCTTGGTGTTCACTATTTAAACATTCAAGTATTGAAGAAGTTCTATAAACGGATTCGCTATTATGAGCCGATTACGCATATTCACCAATCCAATTGATGGACAAGACAATGTTCTACATGTTCGTACTGATCGGGTTCTTGAAGCATTTAAATACATAAAGAAAAAACATCCCCAAGCACGAATTTACTTGCAGCCAGCATGCGCACACAATGATGTAACACCTACAAATAAGATAGATGAAGCTTCACTATTAATGTTGTCCAAAAAACATGACTTTGATGTTGTGTGTGAAGCAGGTGAGCCAGCAACAATTATTGCTGTGGTGTCCCTTGTGGTATCTCTAGCATTCTCAATTTATACAATTTTGACTATGCCAGATGCGAACAAAGGTATAGAAAAAACTTCATCTAACAATAAACTTGGCAATCGTGAAAATACACAACGTATTGGAGGGCGCATTCCTGATCCTTACGGTACAGTTCTGGCTATCCCGGATCTTATTGCTCCACCACTTCGATACTTTCAGAATAATGTGGAAATTGAAGAATGCTTGATGTGTTTGGGTCGTGGTTATTATGAAATCTCAGATGTAAAAGAGGGTGAAACCTCAATTAACCAGATAGATGGCGAATCTGTTTCGGTATACGACCCAAACCAAAGCCTTGACACAACTAACCCAGTGTATCGCTATGGGGATGTTTTAAATTACGCCCCTCTAGTCGGCAAGCAATCCCGAAGCATTACAGGGCAAACGCTTTTAAATCCTAGTTCTGCACGTGTGGTAGAAAACAACATAACTTTTAGTTACCCAAACGTTATTAATGTCGCTACAACAGCTTTCGTAAATGGCGAGACTATTTCTATTGAAGGTGCTCAATACGGGGTTAAAGATCAACTGTTGTCGGGCACTG